AATAATTGGGAAGACGAAGTGATTAGATTATTGTTAATGTCAAAAAATTGACCAGTGGGAGCGGTAAATTGTAATAATGATCCAATTTTCAGAATTGATGAATGCGAGACGGGCGCGAAACGTCCATCGTTTATTGTAATTAGATTGCCGGTGGCAACATCACTTATCCATCCAGAGCTAGAAGTATTGTCAGTTAACACTAAATTCCAGGCGGTCGCTGCCGAGGGAATAGTGATTGGATAATTACTGGGATTAAGGACAAACGACAGCGTATTATTAGACGATATTAGCGAGGTTATCTGACTTTCTACAATTGTTGCTAAATTATTTTGATTTGCATAGGTATAATTATTTGTTATAACTGACGGATCTGTATATATAAAACCATCGTCACAAAAAACATTTGTGCTACTAAATTTTCCAGTTGGATCAATTACATCGAGATATCGACTTACTCCGCTAGCCGTCCTATTGATTGCTTTTAATTGTAAAATATTGCTATATTTTGTAAAGGGAAAAGAGTTATAATCTTGACCATTTACCATTCTATTTTGCGAGTAGAAACTTTGGGGTGCCTTTAATTTAATATTTGCTAACGATTCGGTACCCGCACTATTACCTACGGTGTATTGTAAACTCGCATTGATTGTTAATAGCTGTGTACGATTTGTCTTACTCGTATAGTTAATAGGAAAAGATAAATTGGACATTTCTGAAGGATTAATTCTATATGTTAGCCCATTAGATGAACGAGTAAAGCATATAAAATTACCTTGAGGAATTGCTCCAAAAACACCGTCACCGAAGATTAAAGTAATAGCATCGTTGATTTGATTAGTTACAGAAAAAATTGTTTGCTGCTGCGATGGAAGATTATTGAAAGCTGTATTTTCTCCGTAAATTGTTTGTACCTGAGTCCATTCTGTAATTGTTCCGTCTGTATTAAGTTGATATAGCCATACATCCGAGTTATTAACGCCGGTTTGGGATAAATTGATAGATGTATTAGGTAACCCAGATGCAATACTAAAAGTTTGCGACGACAATGTTCCCTGTTTAAAATAGAGAAAATACCCCGTATTTTGGCTAGCAAATCCTAGTCCATCATTTTCATAAAGAAGATTAAAAGTAGAAGTGTGTTCGGGGTCGATTTCATATATAAATGTTTCGCCAACAGAAGTAGGGTTAACTATTTCAAAATTTGTACTTGAACTATTAATAGATGCTGTGAATGCATATGGCGGCGCCTGTCCTGCCGACGAAGACAAGCCGTATTCTGAATAATTAATTCCATTAATTACATTTGTATTACCAGGATTGCCAATGGTTTGAGAACTAATTAAAACTGCATTGATAATAGTATTCCACTGATCTTGCCAGTTTCTATTAGTGCGATCATTCCAATTAATTGTTATTCCATTAAGATTATTTCCTAGCGAATCATATACATTATCGTTAACAGAAAGACTATTTATTTTTAGATAGCCATTTGCAGCTAAATTTCGACTCGGAATATAATTAACAAGATTAGCCAGATAATTAATAGAATTTCTACTTTGCGCAGTAGGAAGAAAGTTTTCTCTCGCATTCATATCATAACGAAAGGACATACTTTGTCCCATAAATGCAATTAGATCAATTAATGCCGTGAACTCGCTGCTTTCAATATAATCATTGAAATTTTCTGGATTTTTTAGTTGCAAATAATTTATGAACGATTTTCGTAGTGTGGAAAAATCGTACGACGCGAGATTCGGGCTGCCCATAGAAGTATAGAAAGCCTGCCAATCTTGAATGCCAAAAGCCGTTGTTGCTTGCAGTGATGTTCCCATATGATTATTTATGCTCTAGATACAAGACGGTTAATTCATTAATGAATTCGCGGCTGACAGGATGGGTTAGAAATCACTAGACAGTTCAGAATTGAAGTTCACTATTAGTTGATCCGTTTCATTTGTGTTAACATATTGAATAATTACTGTTACTGTAATTGTATGTTGTCCCTGAGTAAGATCGAGACTTACTAATGTTATTCTAGGATCGTTATTAATGATTGAACTAATGTTAGCACTAATGTCATCTAAATCGGTCTGTGTTATATTATCGAATAATTTATCCCAAATTATGCATCCGAAATTAGGTTGCATAAGACGTTGCCCACGCCGAGTTTTTAACGCATTCAATAAATCCTGCTGAATAAGTTTCCTATCGGTAAGAACAAATTTCTTTTGAGCATCTGACGATACCGTTGAAAAGCCTGAATATATTGACATAGTTTACCCTTACATTGTTGGCTTGCTAGCGGCAATCATTTGCGCTAATTGGGTTTTAGAATAAGACACGCCAGGTTGATTGGGTGATTGGGGATTATTAAGTGTTACGTTTCCGGTTTGATTATCCATGCCTGTTATTTTAAAATTGGTCGGCTGGTTTGTGGGCCCCGATGGCAATTGGATTGTAGATCCTCGAGTTGATAATTGCTGGGAAATTGCGGGATCAATTGGTTTTACCGCTTGAGAATTTGTGTTTATATTTGCAGAATTTGCCACGCCTGGGGTAGCTGTCTTTATATTGTTTTTAAGTCCAGATTGATTAACCGACGGTGCTAACCCTGGTATTGACGGTAAATCTTCAAATAATTCTATTATTCTCATTTATATCACCTTATTTGTATTTATACTCATCCCAATACAGCTTTGATTCCGGATAGCGCCCCGGCGTAAATTGGAGTAGATGCTTTTTGGGGCGTGGCGGCATTACTCGGTGCAGTTGGTGATGAAACAGATACGGGTGTAGCCGCTGATATGAGGTTAATCTCGTGACTGTCATCAAACCGAATACATTGTAATTCTTGGGTGAAAACACCGTTGGCTATCTTGTTAGTTATTTCTAAAACTCGATAGTAACCGCTAAAAACATTACGATGATATACAACATTATTACTTTTATCTGGTGGGGTAATTAATCCACTTGAAAGATCTATATCCCTGGGAATTAGGAAATTGAGATTCATGTAAATTTCTCCACTATTGAACATAATTCCTCCAGGTGCTCCGCTCGCTTCTGTTATATATGGTACTAAGGTTGAATTTGCTGATGGATTTAGAAATAGTCCATCTTGCTTAATATAATCAGGGTCACCGTTAACAGTTAATCTAACCGATAACATTTCTGCGGGAGCATAAATTGTCGCAGCGACATCTGCCGCTGTAGTTCTTTCGGGAGTTTGCTCGGCCGTTATATTAGTTGATTTGATACTACTTGGTGCTGCCGATAGAACTCTAGAGGCGTTTACTGCTGTACCTTTTTGAGCTATTACATATGTTGAATTAGATGCGGTTGGTTGATCTGCCGGAGTCGATGATCCTGTTCCTTGCTGCTTAGTACTCTTATTAGCAACTTGGGTATATGTTAAAAAAGCAGTTTTGAATTCCATATCAAAGTTAAGAATTTCGGTATTTTTGCCGGTTAATATATAGTTATATTCTTTTAAAACTCGCAACGCCGGAGTCTGATTAGGTACTTCAAATATTTTTGCGTTATCGATTATATATGGTTTTACGATGTATCGATAATTAGCCGCGTATTTTCCACGTAAAAAATCATAACCAAGAATTGTTGTTTCGCTGCTAATCATGAACCATTGAAACGGTCCTTGTAATTGTTTAATCGCTTCCTTAATTCCGATATCTGTTGTCGGGTCGCCCGATACTAAATTTGCCATATTAATTATGTCGCTTATTTTTTTCTCGAATACTTTAATTTGATTGGTTATATACTCACTACTTATAATTAAAGTATTAATTGAATCAAGAATACTAGCGCCGACGCCAAATCGTACAATACTATGGCCAGATGAACTGCCATCAGGGTTAAAATATACCTGGTTAACCGCGGTTATTCCAGGCCCAATAGATGTTGTTGAAATTTCACCCGTTGTTACTGTTTGCCCATTAATATTAGCGGTAGTTGTTGCATTTTTAATTGCATGTGTTTGCCCAAGGTTATATGCATAATTATTTGCCATTACCTGTATCGGTGTTGCCCCAGATGTCATTTTTGCATCTTTAGGGGCAGACGTTGTATTTGTATATACAGGATTTACAAACAAACTTGCTCCAATATTAATATTTGATGAACTCGAGCTAAGTTCTGTACTTATCTGAGGTAAACATATAATTTCATAATTATCTGCTACTGTATATGTATTTGTATCTACATAATGTTTTTGATGCTGATTCAATGAATATGCTAATCCATCGCAG